GGAAAACATGAACGTGGAAGCAATGAAGCAGGTGCTGGATGCGCTGGAGATCGGCTACAAATCCGTGAATGATGAAGCGGTGGAGACGTATGCCTATGTTGGCTACAAGACCGCGATATATGAGGATGTTAAGCAGATCGCAGACGCCATAACCAGCTTACGTGCTGCTATTCAGCAAGCTGAAGAGCAGCGCTGGAAACTTTCATGTGGCTGCCCGTCGCAGTACGGTGGCATTCCGGCTGAGTGGGCTACTACTGACCGCGATGGTAGCCCTGCAATAGCGTATGGCGTGATCTGCGAAAAGAACTGGCACGAGTATGACGCGCAACATCCACAACGCGCATGGCAAGGGCTGACGGATGATGAGATTGAGGACGAGTGGGAGCGCATCACAGGTCACAGCATTTTCGGCGGCGACAAAGCCGAGGGCAGAGCAATGTATTTGGCGCCCGATGAGGTGACAGAATTCACCCGTGCCGTTGAAACAAAATTGAAGGAGAAAAACACATGAGCATCGAAGCAATGAAGCAAGCGATGGAACGGGCGATGGAAGTGTTGGAGCGAGGTGACGCGGCAGACCCGATCACTTTTGGCGAAACTATTGACGCCCTACGTGCTGCTATTGAACAGGCTGAGAAGCAAGAAAGCTGGGCGCTGCGCGAAGTCTTGTTTGCTGACGGAGAGGCTATAGCGCATAGAAAGCCTGAGAAACAGGAGTTGCAGCGTGAATGGCAACCGCTAATTTCCGGCATACTTTGGAGAAAAACTCATGAAAGTAAAAAAGCTTATTGAATTACTAAAACAAATGCCACAAGACGCATACGTCTGGCACTTGTGGGACGGTGAGGCTCGGACACAAATAAAGCATGTATGGCTGGCACGCGAGGGGCGCGTAATTACAGCAGATGATGAACAAGTGTGCTACACAGGAAAAACACGTCCCAAAGGATCACCGACCGAGAAAAAAGAACCTTATTGGAAAACGCCAGTATCAAAGCCGACAGATGAAGATTATAAATGGTATTAAATACACTAAAGGAGAAAAACACATGAGCAAGGAACGGAACCCGCGTCCGGTTGGGCGCGATGTTGAATTTTGGGATTACGGCAAGCACGAACTAGATGGGTATCAGCAGTCCGGTGATATTCACGGGAAGTTCTTTGGCACTTGGCTGCGCCGGCACGACGGGATGAATATTATAATTTCGTTCGGTGACGAGACAAAGCGCTATTGGCTCCAAATGGGGAATTGCTTTTACGGCAATCATGCAACCCTGGAACTGGCAGCGATTGAAGCGGACAGGCTATTGAGTGCTGGCCTCGCCAAGAAACCGAAATGAAGGAGAAAAACACATGAGCGACTTAAGATTACTAGCCATTTTAGAAAACATAGACAAACTTAAGGGTGCCGTATCTGCCGAGTTCTTGAGAAACTTATGCAAACAAGCTGCAAAAGAGATTACAGAGTTAAACGCGCTTAGGTTACGTCGTGAAACGCAGGAGCCAGTGGCGTGGGTTTGTGAAGGGTTTGGGAAGGCAAAACACAATATTGATTACATGCAAAAAGAAATTGATGCCCTTCCAATCGGCACTATGCTCTACACAGCCCTGCCCCAGCGCGAATTGCAAGAACTAACAGACGAACAGATTGATTCTGCTTGCCTGAGCTACCGACACGACTTTGGTTTGTTGTCTGTTAGTGAACAAGATTACATCCGTTTTCAAGCCAGGGAGTGGGCTATAGCATTAGCAAAGGCAAGGGGAAACACATGAGCAACATTGACGACGGTGGGCCAGCGTTTCCAGGTCAAGTGGATCATGGCCCGGCAGGTATCGAGACATTCTTTGGCATGACCCTGCGCCAATACGCAGCCATCAAGCTCAAAGTGCCCGATAGCGGAACTGACTGGCTTGACGACATGATTCGCGAAAGTTTGCGCGCCGTTGAAACAAAATTAAAGGAGAAAAACACATGAAACTTTACGTTGAAGACTCACACGGCATGACCCTGCGCGACTGGTTCGCTACTCACGCGACCGAAGCGGACATTAAAGACATACTGGAGTGGACAAATTGTTCGCGGCAGGAAGCAAGGTACATCCACGCCGATGCTATGTTGAAAGCAAGGGGGAATAAATGAATCAAGATGACGCCATGCGCCTGGCGCGAGAGGCTGGTTTTGAACATATTACGGAGGCAGATTATTGGCACCCGTACTTTGCACGCTTCGCAGCCCTTGCCTACGCGGAAGGAGCCGCAGCAGAGCGTGAAATGTTTGCAAAAGCAGGAATAAGGTTATTAAGAGATGATCAATAGCAATAATAGCAAAGTAGGCTACTACACTGAAGACATAAATTTTTCGGTTGAGTTTTACAATTCATCTTGGATAATGAGGTGTAGATTACAACAAGACGAATTAGCGAAAACGCAAGAACAAAAAGACGCCATAAGGTATTGGATAAATTCAAACAAGCGTGAATACGAAGAAGCCGCAGCAGAGCGTGAATGGCTGAAAACTTAAAGATGGCAGAACGGTATAGTAAAAAACTAGAAGAGCTAAAGAACGTATGACAAAAGATATTGTCGGTAAAACAACAGGAGAGAACGAAATGTATAGGATTAAGTTTTTAGACGGAACAGAGAAAGAGTTTAATACTTTAGTAGGGGCTAACTTGCAAGGGGCTGATTTGCGAGGGGCTGATTTGCGAGAGGCTAAGTTACAAGGGGCTGATTTGCGAGAGGCTAAGTTACAAGGGGCTGATTTAGAAGGGGCTTATTTGCAATGGGCTGATTTGCGAGGGGCTGATTTGCGAGGGGCTGATTTGCGAGGGGCTTATTTGTACAGCGCTGATTTGCGAGAGGCTAAGTTACACGGGGCTGATTTGCGATGTACTAACTTGCACTGGGCTTATTTGCGATGAAGCAATACGATGCCGGAATGACAAAAGAGCAAGCGGAAAAGAAAGCAAAGCAACTTATTGAAAAACGGCGCATTATTGATACAATCAAGAAAATGCAAAAACAGTAAAAAAGCGTTATTTTTCAAACTATTGCACTATTTTTGCGATTGTGTAGAATAAGCGCATGAGTGAAAAAATATCAAAATCTGGTCGAGGTGGTCATAGAGCGAATGCAGGAAGGCGCAAAGGAAGCCAAAACAAGCTTACTGCTGACTTCAAAGAAACAGTACGTAGGCTGCTAGACGAAAACAGCCAGAACGTCCAGGAATGGCTTAATCAAGTCGCCACGGGGTCGCACGGGAAAGACCCGGCACCGGAAAAAGCGCTAGATTTGCTATGCAAGCTGGCAGAGTACGCAGTGCCAAAGCTGGCCAGAACCGAAATGGTTGGGGATGAAAAACAGCCGATGGCTCACAAAATTGTGTTTGAGGTGATTGACGCTAAAAGTGGCTGAGTTACGTATACAGATTCCGCGTAAGCTGCGCCCGTTATTAGCGCCTAAGCGGTACAAAGGCGCATACGGTGGCCGAGGAGGGGCTAAATCTCACTTCTTTGCAGAACAAGTTATTGTCAGAGCATACGCTAGCCCGACACGCATTGTCTGTATCCGTGAGGTGCAGAACAGCATCAAGGATTCCGTCAAGCAGCTTCTGATTGACAAGATCAACAAGCTTGGCCTGATGCATTGGTTTGATGTGCTAGAGAGCGAGATAAGGGGGCCGAATGGCTCTCTAATCGTTTTTAAGGGGATGCAGAGCTACAACGCCAGCAATATAAAGTCTTTAGAAGGTTACGACATTGCATGGGTAGAGGAAGCTCAGACCCTAAGCCAGCACTCGCTTGACCTGCTGCGCCCAACGCTCCGAAAAGAGGGCAGCGAACTGTGGTTTAGTTGGAATCCTCGGTTTAAGACTGACCCGGTAGACAAGCTTTTCCGCAAAGACCCGCCACCTGACGCTAATAGCGTCATGGTCAACTGGTACGATAACCCTTGGTTTCCTGATGTGCTTCGTAATGAAATGGAGCATGACTTTGTCTCGGATGAGGACAAAGCAGAACACATCTGGAACGGGGCGTATGGCACGACTCAGGGCGCAATACTTGCCAGATGGATTGGAAGGGCAGAGCGTGATGGGCGAATCAATAACGACGTTAAATTTGACCCCGAAGGCGCTCCAATTGAAGTAAGCGCCGACCTTGGTTTTAGGGATACGGCTAGTTTTTGGTATTGGCAACGCGCACTAGGCGGTTTCCGGGTGCTGATGTATGACGGCGATACAGGGCTAGACGCTGACGAGTGGATACCGCGCATTCAAGACAAGATTATTGAGCTAGGAGCTAGTCGTAAAGTGGGCAAAATCTGGCTCCCTCATGATGCGCGAGCTAAAACTTTTCAAAGCAAACACACCACCGCCGAACGTTTTATCTCGTCGTTTACCGCGTCCAAAGTGGCGATTGTTCCAATGTCTAAAAAAGCAGATCAAATAAACGCCGCCCGTGCTGTGATACCCAAGTGCGAGTTTCACAGAGATAGATGCGAGGCTGGCATAGATGGTTTGCTGGCCTGGGAGTATGCTTACAACGATGAAACAGGCATATTCAGCCGTGAGCCTTTGCATAATTGGGCATCGCATCCCAGTGATGCTTTTGGCTACGGGGCGCAAGTTATGGAAGAATCCAGAGCTAAAGAACCTGAAAAAGAGCCGATTTTTCACATAAAAGCCGGAAATAATGGGATAATACCCGTACCGCTGGATGAGTTATGGCGCGAAACACCGCGACGAACAGAAAGGTACTAATGAGCGTTTTTATTGTATCTACAAACGAAACCGTAAGGCTTGGGACTGGTGCTGTACAGCCTGCGGACGCTTTTTTTAATGGCATTTTGGCTAACGGCGACCTGAACCGGGCAATTGCCACCGGCGGCGACGAATATGCCAACGGTATTTTAATGACTGACGCCGGTCAGATTCGATACTTTGACGCAACCGCTGGCCTTCCGGTTGATGTAGTCTGGTCTAATGGCCTTCCCCGCGCTAATAATGGCGCATTATGCGTATCTACCGGGGCAATAGCAAATTATTCAAACGGCACGCCAATGGTAGCAAACGGCGCGGTTAGGGTGGAGATAGTACCTTGAATATAAAAATGAAAATTACTTGCGAACAAATGCCAAATCAAATAGAGGGCATTGCAAAAGGCAAACGCTTTTATTTTAGAGCCAGGCATGATTTTTATAGTCTGCGACTAATGACGCATAGCAATGATTTTGATGGCATTGTTATTGATGAAAGAAGTTTTGATGGTGCGGGCTGGTGGAATAAAAAGAAAATGTTAAAAATGTGCAAGCGCGCAATTTATAGGGCGCATAAGCGTGGGTCATTTAGATGAATGCACTTTCAATAAATCCGGTTGACGCTGCACGAAAGTGGAATGCAGAGCTAAAACTTGCCAAGCGCGAAGATGAAAAATTTATCGAGCGCGGCGATAAGATAATTAAAAGATACCGCGACGACCGCACCGGCTGGGCTACTAGCGGGAAGCGCTTTAATATATTGTGGTCGAATATCCAGACCATGATTCCAGCGCTGTACGGCAAAACGCCACGCGCCGAAGTTGCCCGGCGCTGGAAAGATTCTGATCCGGTCGGGCGTACCGCTTCAGTGATTCTTGAGCGCTGTTTACAGTACGAAATTGACCACTATGGCGATTTTGACAGCTCGATCAGGTTGGCGATTACAGACCGACTGCTACCCGGACGTGGCGTAACCTGGGTGCGTTTTGAGGAAAAAGAACAGGCAATGCCAACGGATGCCGCGCCCGGAGTCGAAGGCGGCGAGGCGCAAGTAACGCCGATGGCTTACAAATATGAATGCACCCCGGTTGATTATGTCTTTTGGAAAGACTTCAGATACTCACCGGCGCGAAGCTGGGACGAAGTAACATGGGTTGCTCGCCGGGTGTACATGAGCCGATCTGAGGGTATTAAGCGGTTTGGTGAAGACTTCACCAGCGTGCCGTTAGTCCATGAGCCTATTGGCCTCGACGAATTACAAAAAAATGGCGTTGAAAGTGAAGACCTGGACGACATGAAAAAGGCTGAAGTCTGGGAAATCTGGTGTAAAACGTCGAAAATGGTGTATTGGGTGGCTCAAGGTCACTCTAAGACGTTGGACATTAAAGACGACCCTTTAGGCTTGGATAACTTTTGGCCGTGTCCTAAGCCTTTGTTTGCGACACAAACCACGGACACGTTGGTGCCTGTTGCTGATTTTTCGTTATACCAAGACCAGGCACAAGAAATCGACATGCTGACCAATCGAATCGGTATGCTGGTCGAAGCGGTCAAGGTCGTTGGAGTGTATGACGCAAACCAGCCAAGCGTACAAAGGATGTTGTCCGAGGGCGTCAACAATACATTGATACCGGTCGATACTTGGGCGGCATTCGCAGAAAAAGGCGGTCTAAAGGGGGTTGTTGACTTCCTGCCGCTGGAGTCTGTATTGCAAGCGTTAGCGCAATGCTACAACGCCAGAGAGCAGGCCAAGCAGGTCGTATATGAAATCACTGGCCTGTCAGACATCATCCGAGGCGCTTCGATGGCCTCGGAAACTGCTACCGCGCAACAGATCAAAAGCCAATACGCAAGTCTGAGATTGAGGCGACTACAAACCGAGGTTGCCTTGTTTTCCTCTGAGATTCTGCGAACAAAAGCGCAAATTATGTGCGACTTTTACTCGCCACAAACACTGTACGAAATGTCAGGTATCGGCGGCACTCAGGATGCCCAATACGCTGAACAGGCAATAATGCTGCTAAAGAGTGAGCCGTCCAGGGGCTTCAGAATTGAAGTCGCGGCAGATTCTTTGGTCGAAATGGACGAAGCCACGGAAAAGCAGAACCGTTTGGAATTTTTAACGTCAGTAGGCACGTTCATGGAGCGGGTATTGCCGGTTGCCCAACAGGTGCCGGAACTTGCCCCGCTGATGGGTGAAATGCTCATGTTCGGCGTCCGGGCATTTAAGGGTGGGCGGTCGATGGAGGCAGCTTTCGATTCTGCGCTGGCAAAACTAAACGAACCTAAGCCACCCGCAGAACCGCAGCCAGACCCGGAGCAAATGAAAATGCAGGCCATGGCGCAAGCGGAGCAGACTAAAGC